ATCGACGTTGTAGGGAGGATCGGTAAACGCCATATCGGCCAGACCGCCATCCATTAATCGGGCGAGATCCTGAGCATTGGTGGAGTCACCACACAGAAGGCGGTGATCACCCAAGAGCCATAAATCGCCGTTCTGACTGACGGGCTCCTGTTCGATTTCAGGCACCGCATCTTCGTCTGACTCGCCGGCATCATCATCGCCACCGAGCAGCTCATCCAGTTCCTCGTCGGAGAAACCAATGAGGTCCAGATCGAAGCCGATGTCTTTCAAGTCGGCGAGTTCAAGCTTCAGCAGGTCTTCATTCCAGCCGGCATTCTCGGCAATCTTGTTATCCGCAATCACTAACGCGCGGCGCTGAGCTGCGGACAGATGGGCCAGCACAATCACCGGAACTTCACGCAGCCCTAATTGCTGGGCCGCCATGAGTCGGCCATGTCCTGCGATGATGACGTTGTCATCCCCAACCAGAATCGGATTAACAAATCCAAACTCGGCAATGGATCCGGCAATTTGAGAGACCTGCGCATCGTCATGAGTGCGCGCATTTTTGGCATAGGGAATCAATCGCTGGAGCGGCCAATGCTCCACCGTTTCAACGCTGACAGATAACATGAGATACCTTGGAAATATAGGTGTGCGAACCGCGAACCCTGCGAACCCGAGTTCACACCCTGACGCTAGCGAAATGCCGCGCTCACGCCCCCCGTATTGCTCATCGGCCAGGAAGGACCCATGGGATGGGGATGCAGAAATGAAGTCGCTCCTGTGCATCCATGCACCCGCGACATACCGTTCGTCCTAAACATAAAAGCCACGGTGTGGTGGCCGTGGCTTGTGTGCAGTTCACTCGTGAGATTAGCAAGTATTCTCGCTCAAAACGCGGCTTTTGTCCCACCGGTGGTTTTGGCATTCTCACGCAGACTTACGCTCCTGTTCTAAACGTGCCGCTATTTTTAGTAACGCCCCATGCCAATAGCGCTGGGCAGAAGTTTTGGGGAAGCCGGTTTCCCGCGCAATCACACGCCAAGGCGTCCGGTAAGCTCTGAGCCACACCAGATTTCGTTCACCCTGATTGATCCATGTTATCCAAGTCAGGGTTTCCTCCATGCGTGTGATCTGATCCGGCGTGGCGCGCAACCGAATGGGCTGCGGCTCTTGCCGAGCCAGTTCGCACGGTTCGTATTTGATATCGGGCCAGTAGCTCACGTAGCCCAACGAACGATCGCCGGGAAGCTTGCGTAGCGTAGCCACACATTCCTCAAAGCGCGCCGCTACCTGTTCGGTTTGCCAGTGCGTCATCACAGACCTCCTTGGCGATGCTCCATCGCCCAGTACAGCAAGGCCAACGCATCGGCCTCGTTATCGTCGACAGGCTGATGGCCACGGCGCCGCGCGGCGTCCAGCATCATGTCCTTACTGGCATTGCCTTTGCCGGTGGCGTGCCGTTTGATGGTCCCGACCGGTACCGCCTCATAGGCAATCGCGTGTTGTTCACACCAGGCCGTCAGGTGTGCCATGAAGCCACCGTAGGCGTGGGCCGCATCGACGCCCAAATGGCGACGAACTTCCTCGAAAAAGACCAGACGGATTGGGCCAGCAGATTGATTCAGCTCGTTCAAAAACTGAGTGAACTTCACAAAGCGCATACCACCGCCTTGCCAGCGATCGTTTTTGAAACTGGCAGAGCCACTGATGACGAGTCCTTGTGCAGTCCGGATAGCCCAGCCGCTGGTGGTCCCGAGATCCAAACAGAGCATCACTGGACCGGTCGTGTTTGCCAAACCCTCCGCCCCGGGATGGAGAGCCACCCTTTGGGGCTCTCCTCTCCCGTAGGGAGAGGGAGTCTGCGTGCAATCTGGAATTACCCCTGCAAGCCCCGTCATTGCTGGGTTTGTGGGTAGATTGCAGGGGGTATCTGCAATCTGGGTTCTGCAATCTGCAAACTGCTCTAAGTGGTTGTTTTTGCTGGATTCCAGTTTGCAGACAGATTGCAGTTTGCAGCAAACTGGGGCAGATTGCAGACTGGCTTTTGGGGTGTTTTTCATACCGAAGGTACCTCCTGGTAAACCCACACATCCGGGTTCTCGACGGGGAGAACGGCACCGGTTTGCGGGCATTTGTAATGAGTGGGTTTGATGGCGTAGCAGGACTGCGTAAGCTCCCCTGTATTCGTGTCCACGGTTTCAGGCCCGGGGATGAGCATCCCCTCTACACACAAGTAGCCGTACTTGCTGCGCGTCAGTTCGGGCAGGCCATAGTCCTCAGGGTTACGAAAGACCTTGATGTCGCCTTTGCTGGACAACACAGAGATCCGCTCGTTGATGGTGCGATTGGCGCCGAGGCCAGCGTGTCCTTCGAAGGTTTCCGCAAACTGGTGGCGGTATAGACGCGTCCCAGCGCAGCCTCGTCATAGAGCATTTGCACAATGACATCACGTTTGCGCAGACGCTCGGCATCCAGTTTTGCGGCGTAGTCCTGATTCACCAGTCGATCGTGATTGGGGTCCAGCTCAATCCAGCGCCCTTGGCTTTTATCGACGTGCTTGGTGGGTAAGCCGGCGCCATTACGCAGCTCAAACACCAGCACCCGGTCGGTACGGGATTCATCTGGTCGGTACAGCAGCATGCCGGTGGTGTAATAACCACGCAGACTGCCCGCACCGGATAGCGCTAAAAAGGGATCTTCCTCGACCTGCTTTTTGCTGATCTTCTTGGTGTGATGCGCGAGGATAATACCGGCCTCGGGATTGACCGCATCGCGCAAACGCTCAACGCGCTCACGCAAGAAAAACAGCATGGCGTTGTTGTCGTTTTCACTGCTGCCATCCGGACCGCCATCAAACACATTGCGGATCGGATCAATCACCAGCACATCCATACCTCCGTTCGCTGCCGCCAGCCTCAGTGCCTCAATCACTTGCTCGACACCCTCATCGTTGAGTACCAGCCGCAACTGAGGCGTGACCAATAGATTGTTCGCGGCTTTGTGACAAAGCGTGGCCGGCAAACCCATCGACTGAATGCGCTCGCGCAGATAGTGGTACTGCACTTCTGCCTGCAAATAGAACACGCGTAGCGGTCTGGAGGGTGAAAGTTCCAAGAAGGGTTCGCCGGCGGCCATGTGCGCTAACCACGACAACAGAAAGTCACTCTTGCCGACCTTGGGTGCGCCACCGAAAACGACCATGCCACCCGGAGTCAGTACCCTGGGCGCAATCAGGTCATCTGGCATCGGCGAGGTATCCGCCAGCAAGTCACCCAACGAGTGAACGGGAATGACCGGTGCGTCTTTCAGAGTCGTGCGCTGGCTATCCCGCACAATAGCCCAGACGTCCATGCCTTCGGCCACTGCATCTGCGGCATCCCACTTTTCAGGTTTGTCGTCGGGTAAATGGAGGACGGCCACGGTAATGGCACCGGCTTGAACAATTGCCTGCGCAGCGCGACCGGCATACTGCTGACCGGCCTCGTCGTTATCCGGCCAGATCAACACCTGCTTACCTTTAAGCGGCGACCAGTCCGTTTTACCCACTGGCGCTTGTGCGCCGTTCATGGCTGTGGTGGCCACCAGTCCTTCAATGATCAGTGCATCCGCTGCTTTTTCACCTTCCACCAAAATGATGTGTGAGGCCGATGCTATCTGAGGCTGGTTATACAGAGGGCGTGGATCCGGAACGCGCATTGCCCTGGCCAGCACATCCCAAGGCCTAAACTCCTTACCATTGGGCGTGTCATAGCGGTAAACGCAGGCAATCAATTTTCCATGTTGATCGCGGTAGTCCCACTTGGCTGTCGCCGGCCCAAGTTCATCCACCGGAATAGATTTAGTGTGCGATGGTAAAGGACTTTTGGTGGCGCCTTTCAATGGGATATGGTCAGGCACACCCAGCCACTGTGCAACGGATGACATCACGGCTGGAAAATCGTGCCGCGCATCCAGATGCATGACACGCGCCCAAGCATCCAAAATATCGCCACCTTCACCGGTGGCAAAGTCGATCCACATGCCCGCACGCGCACCATCCAGTTCAATCACCAGACTCTTGCCGGCATTGCCATCCAGATAGCCGACAACATATTGCTTGCCACGTTGTTTGCCTGCGGGAAACAGGTAGTGCAATACGGCGGGCAATCGCGCCAGCAATTGCGCCTTCACCTCTGAGGACTCAAGCCGTGGTTTGGTAGCAAACTCCTGATCAGGAGCGTCGTTAAAGTCGAGCCAAACGACATTGGTCATGGTGACACCTCCCGCCAGCAGCGATCCTGCCAAGGACAGAACCGGCACTCGTAATGCGTTGGGTCATGGCTCACTCTGGGCAGCAGTTCACCGGCATCACAGGACTGCAGAACACGCACGCCTCGATCGGACGCACGCTGCGCCAGTTCACCGTTAAACGGCACCCATTCGAAATAGATTTCGGCGGTATCTTTATTGATGGCCGTAAACAGCGCTGGGTTGCTCGCAATGCCGGGAATTTGCGGTTCCATGTACGCCTGATACAGCGCAACCTGTGCCGCATAAATCGGCTTGGACAAGGTCAGCCCTCGCTTCACGGTATCCTTCCAGGATTTGCTGTTCAGCGATTTGCATTCCCACAGCGCCGGATATTGAGCGGTAATCACGTCTGGTCCTGCCGCCAAAATGCCATCGACATGACCACGCAAACGGCCATCTACAGCAGAAAAGCCGTATTGCCCACCGATAAAGGTTTCGGTGTGCAAATCAAATCCCGCTGCGCGCAGCCAGTCGATAGCGAGCGATTCAAACACATGCCCAGCTGCGAAGATGCGCAGCGTTTGACCGGAGAACTCTCGACCTTCATCCACTGGCGCTTTCAGATACTCAAACTGCAAGGCTCGATCACAGGCGACGCCGAGGCGTGATGCACCCAAATAATTGCGTGGTGTTTGTTGAGCCTGAGCCGACTGCAAGGCGCCATCAATGCGCGCGCAAATCTGCTCAGACAGGTTGGGTTGATGATTGAAGTCCAGCATCAGAACGGCACCTCGTCTTTGTACAGCTCCTGCAAGGTCGCGTGATAAGCGTTCAATACGGCATCGACCAGACCGGTAATTTCAGCCTTGGTGTAGTCACCCAAGCCTTTATTCATACCCACGCTGACAACGTAATCCGCCAGTGGACCCAACACAGATTCGGCTGCTTTTTGTTCAAGATCGGTTCGGCTCATTGCCACCCCCTTGCGCTGCAATTGATAGTGAATGTCTTGGCAGAGCTTGGAGCAGAACCGCTTGTAGCTGGCTCGCCGTTGCTCGGGTGCTTGTTTGCGGTCGGGGTCCAGCCAGCCAAAGCCTCGCGGTGGGCGGTGGCATATAAAACATCGGTAGTGCACATCAAGCCGCCTCCCTGCGTTCTGCTGCGTTAAAAATGCGTGACTGGATATCGCGTTTGTTGAACTGGAATGCCAACAGGCAGGAGGCTTGATAGCGGGTCAAGCCGAAGTCTTTGCGATAAGCCGGTGGTAGATAGCGCAATTGCTGTGCAGTAACCGTTTGATTGAGCCACTTACGCGATTTGTTGGCGGCATCTTCGGTCTCATGCTCGTTAAGCCAGTCGTCGGCTGCAGCTAAACACACTGTTCGATCGCCTTTGGCAAGCAGACGCGCCGGTTGCTTCTTACCGCCGCCCATGCCGTACCAATGGCCCGCCAGAAAAAATACGCCTGCCCAGGCTTCGAATCCCGTCGCCATCAGCGCCGCGTCGTCACCAAACAGATCACACCAACGAAACGATGAGCGTTTCAGCAGATCGATTTCCGACATGATAAAATCGGAGAGATCGACTTTACCTTCGCTTTCTGTGCGCTCCCATACGTGACCACAGAGTGAACACTCGCGTGTTGCCGCCGGCACCATGGCACCGCATCCAGGGCATTCCTTTTGTGGCGCCTCACCCAATCCTTCGTGGCCATCCAGATTGACATCCTGCTCCAGCGAGCCATGCAGCAAGGTGCTGGTACCAAAATCCAGCACAATGCAGTCACTCTTGGTGACACCGGGATGTTCGTTCGGATCGACGGTACGCAATCCTCGACCAATCATCTGGATCAGCGTGGATTTGTAAGAGCTGGGTCGAAGCAAAATCACACAGCTGGTGGGCGGAAAGTCCCAGCCTTCAGTCAAGACAGCCACATTCACGATGATCTGGGATTCGCCAGATTGAAAACGTCCCAACGCCGCCTGCCGTTCAGCGGTGGTCAGCTCGCCGTGGATCAGCTCTGCTGAAAATCCTGCAGCAATGAATGCTTCTGCCACATTGCGAGCGTGATTCACGGTGGAGCAGAACACCACGGTGGGGCGATCGTGCGCTTTGTCTTTCCAGTGACGGATAACGGCATCGGTGATCGGCGCCTTGTTCATGATGGCGTCGACCGCCGTCATGTCGAAATCGTCGGCCGCGCGTTTTACCTGAGAAAGCTCTCCCTGTGTGCCCACATCAATGACGAAGGTACGTGGTGGGACCAAGTGGCCTGACGAAATCAGCTCCGCCAGCGTGATTTGATCCGACACGTTGCTGAATATCGGTCGCAGGCCTTTCTTGTCACCCCGGTTGGGTGTAGCCGTTACGCCGAAAATGGCAACCTTCGGATTGCGATCTCGAACATGATCGATAATGCGGCGGTAGGTTGGCGCCGCCGCATGGTGCGCTTCATCAATCACCAGCAGATCCAGCGTGGGCATGTTTTTTAGGTTGCTGTCTCTGCCCAGTGTTTGCACCATGGCAAAGGTGGCCTGACCATCCCAGGACTTTGCTTGGGCATCAAATACAGAAGTGCTGACCGACGGATTTACGCGCCGGAACTTGGCTTCGTTCTGAGTGGTGAGCTCATCGCGATGGGCCAGCACGCAGGCCTTGGCATCTTCACCGGCCAACCACTGCCCGGTAACACCGGACAGCATGATGGTTTTGCCGGCGCCCGTAGGCGCCACTCCCAGCGTATTTTGGTGCTGTTTAAGCGCAGTCAGACTGCGCTCCACAAACAGCTTTTGACGAGGTCTTAATATCATGCGCCGCCCCCCTTATTGTGCCCAGCTGGGCCGGCCGGAAGGTGCGGCGGTAGTGGCAGGCTTGGATGCGGGTGCGGTGGGTTGCGAAGTGACGCATCCCATTACCGCCGCATAGTCTTTGCTGTCCGGGGTAATGGCGGTCTTGACGACGTTTTTATCGTCGCCGTTTTGATCCTTCTCCATGTCCACTTTAGCAACAAACTCAATGCCATCCAGATCAGCAAAGCCCTGAATGCGACGCGCCTGTTGTGCCTGGGGTGTGTTGTCCTGAGGGTGCAGTCCTCGAGCCGAATTCAAAATGCCTTTGATAAATGCGCGGCCCATGTTCGCCCATTCAGGACCTTTCGGACTGTGCAGACCAATCAGGCTCCACATCTTGCGCTTCGCGTAAGGGCCATCAAGAACCACGAATTCGCAATTGAGGTAAATCGATCCTGTGGTGTTGCTTTGGGTGGCGTAACCACCGGTCCAGCCTTGCGAGGCATCGTCATAGCCACCGGGGCGAATGGTCATACGGACTTTGACTAATGTGCCTTTCGGGATCAGGTTAAAGCTGTTCTGATCGTCGGCTGAGTTGAAATCATTCCAAGTGTTCATTATTTGGCTCCTTTATGATCAGGATGATCGGTATCTCGCGGCTGCATGGATGCAGAAGAGCGAGCTTCAGTAACTAGGGATTCGTTGTTCAGGTTATTGGTGGCGTGCAACACCGTGGTGTGGTCGGGGCCACCAAAGCTCAGGCGATCGGCAGCGGGCTTCACTGGCCCACGAATCTTTGCCATCAGCTTGCCGAGGTGCGGCTCCTCAATCAGATCCAAGCGGCCACTGCGGTCCTTGGCGGGATAGCCAAAGGGATTGAGCGTGTGGTTGATGAAGGCGCGGTAACTGCCGCCGTCCTCGCTTTTGATTTCCGCTAGGGTGATGACCTGATCAACGATGCCGGGCAGCTCAAGCGCGGTTTTGGAACCATCGATCTGCGGCGTGAAAACCTTGCGATTAAAGTCATCGACTTTTTCGTCGAGAATGCCGACGAACCAGATGTTTTTGTTGCGGGTGTGCTGAAGGTGCGTCAGCCAAGCAATCATTTCTTGACCATGCAGGCCGTATGCACCGCGTGTATCCGGTTTTCCGGTGCGATCACTGAATGCCTGCGGCTGACCTTTGCACCACTGCAAACACAAGCGGCCGGCAACGGTGATGGAATCGACAAACACCGTGTCGTACTTGTCGAGGCTGGCGGGATCGCCAAACTTCGCGCATACCGCGTCAAAGTGCGCCTGACTGTAGGGCTGGTCTTCGCGCAGGGCCGGATTCGGTCCACCGATGTACACGGCAAAGTCACGACACTCCTGCCAGGTGCGAGGCCGAATGGCATCGCCAAGCCAGCCTTCGACGGCCAGGTCGCCCGCTTCCAGGTCAAAGAACAATGTGGAGTCAGCATCCACAGACCAGAGCAAGCTGGTCTTACCGATACCGGATGGCCCGAGGATGCAGCCTTTGATGCCGCGCTTTTCAGCCAATCGTTGATCGGCTGTGATGATGGGGAAACTCATGGCTTCACCTCCCCATGCTCACGGACAAATTCCAGCGAATAATCAGATCCCTTGGCGCCAAGACCACGAGCCATGTCATGCAGGCGGCGCAAAGCATCCATCTTTTCCACCATCCGGCTCATTTCTTTATTAAGCCCTTGCTGGGCAAAAGCGACGTCATCGACCGTGGCCAGCAACAAGGGCTTGTTCTTTTTGGCCAGGTATTGCAAGTAATTGATCCATGTGATGTCGCCCGACCCAATCTTGTACGCATTCAGGTAGGGGTCGATGTGGTCGGTCAGCTCAAAAGAATATGGGCTCGTCATGAACTCAATACCTGCTTTCTCGCAGGTTTCTTTCAATACGGGCGTCCAGTTCAAGTCAACCGATGCAGCGGCATAGGTGTTGAAAACACTTTTTTTCCA